ATAGTAGGCAACTTCCGTTTGAATAATATCATTAATTAATTCTTTATTCAAATTATGAAAAAGTGATACGTCTCGTGAACCTCCAAATAATGCCATTATAATCTTTTTAAAGTTTCTTCTTTAAATATTACTGATTTTACACCTGGTATTCTTAAATCTGTTTTAGATAAGTCAGAAGTTAACATATCTTCTTTAAATTTAGCTAAATCTTGTTTTGGGTTTTCTCTAGTAACAAATTTAATTTTTAATTTTGTAAATTCAATATTATCCTTTTGAGGATATTTTTCAGGTGTAATATTATTTACAATAGTTACTTTTCTTAAAGCTCTAACTTCATCTAATACATCTGTAATATTAAATTTTCTGTCTGTTAAAACATCACATTCAACTACAAAAGTATTTAATACTTCATTTAATATGTCTTTTAATTTTATCATTATCCTATATAAATATGATAAGGGACTTTGTAAAAAGTTTCTTGTGTTTGTTGTGCTTCTTGATTTTTTCTTTCAAGTTGTTTTAATCTTGTAGTTTCATCTAAAAGTCCTCTTAATTCTTCTATTAAAGCAGCTTTTTCAGTAGATGCCTCAGTTAATAATCTAGCATAGTCTAAAGTTGTTGTTTCACCTGGTATTGGTAAACTTTGATATTTACCTCTAATACTTCCTAACATTTCTTTAGCTAAAGCTAATGTATATTTTCTAATCCACTGTCTACCTGGTTCATTTATGTAGGCATAAATAGGATTAGTGTAAGGTACATTTGATATGTCTGTTATTAAATTGGTTGCTGGGTTTTTAATAGGATTATTTGCTATTGATTTTAAAACATAATCAAAATGTAAAGTATAATTTCTTTGGGGTATAGGAAATAATTTTAAATATCTATTTGCTTCTATGTTAAAATGATATCCTGATTTTCTTATAGTATCATTTAATTCTATTGCCTGAAGTTTTAAAACATCAAAATACATAGGCATTAACATAAAATTTACACCTGGTGAATAATTACCAAATCCAAATGTTTGCATTAATGATTGAATACCTGTACCTGTACCTGCATAAGGATCAAAGTATCTATTAATTGCTGCAGGTTGATAATGATATATTCTTTTCATATAAACAGCTTCTGAACCACTTATAGAAGAAGAAATATTACTTAATAAATCATATCTTTGAGTACCTGCTGTTACATCTAATGTGCCTCTTTGTAATTCATAATCTCCACCCCCACCATCTACTTCACTTCCATATTGTTCAGATACATTAATAGTACCACCTAAATTAGGAGTAATTAATTGATTATTAAAATTAGATCCAGTAGAGTTACCTTCTAATGTTTGAAAATTATTAATTATTTGAAAATCATATAATTGTTTTCCATATTCATTAGTAGCTTCTTCAAAGGCAGTAAAAAAGTTAGCTGATTGTAGTTCTATATCTACTAAAGGGTAGCCTAAACGTTTGGCACACCAATCTGCTATGTTAACTGCGTCGGCTTGAAATTCAAGATCGTTATCATAAAACGAAAAGGGTGTTAAACTTGCATCCCAAGTTGCTGATCCGGGCCATATAGGTATGTTTGCCATTTTAAATAGAATTAGGTTGTTCTATTATAAATATAAATAAAATATAGAAGATATTACATTCCGTTTAGTAATTCAAATACTTCATCTATTGCTACATGACGATGATTATCTTCTAATACTCGTTTATAAACATATTGAGAATTATTTATTTTAGGGACATCATGAATTGCTGAATAATTTTTATCTTTTAAGTCAATTTGTTGGTTGTCTCCACAAAATATCATAGTTGAATTTTTTCCTAATCTACCTAAAGCCATTTTAAATTGTGAACGAGTTAAATTTTGAAATTCATCAACTATTATAACTGCATTTTCAAATGTTCTACCTCTAAAATGAGCTAATGAAACTAATTCAATTGATTCATCTTTTTCCATTTTTTCTAAAATAAGAGGTTTATTGTAAATTTTACGCATGTTGGATTTAATTGGTACAATCCATGGTTCCATTTTTTCTTTTTCTGAACCAGGTAAAAATCCATTGTCTTCAGTTGACACTGTAGGTCTTGTAATTATGATTTTATTTATTTGTTTTTTAAAAAACATGTCTAACGCAACTTGACACGCTAATAATGTTTTACCACTACCTGCTTTACCAACAATAAAATTGTATGGATGATGTAAAATTGCTTGTTTTGCTGATTTTTGTTCTTCTGAAAGAGATAATGAAAATCTTACAGAACCTTTTGGAGGCTTTTTAGCCATATTTTGTTTAGCCATACATATAACGTTTTATTATACATATAAAAAAAGAGCCGCTATTGCGGCTCTCTTTAAATATAAAATTAAACTAACTACTATAGCTCGTTTAAATCTGTAATTACTACTTTACCATAGAAATCAGGTCTTACCATTTTCTTCGCGTAACGAGTCATAATACCTTTTCTTGGTGTGAACGACGCTGGGTCATACACTAAAGGAGTCATGATTAACGGAATATATGGAGCAAAAACAGCACCAGTTTCAAGGAATTGAGATCCTTTATAACCCATTAAGATTGTGTTTTCAATCATATATGGATTTTTGTAAACTGTGTATCTGTTGTTAATTGATCCCATTTTCTGAACACCCATGTTGTACTTGTCAGCGTCTCCAGCTGAATCAGCAGCAAAACCTGGGATTGATTCTAGAATTGTAGAAACTTTTGGAGAAACTACCATAAAGTTAGCTCCACCTCTTAAAGTTTTCTGGTGAATTAAGTTAGAAACTTTCTGTAATTTAACACCTAAAGTTTGGAACCAAGACATTTTAGTGTAATATACACCTGATGTATTAGCTGTAGTTACAAATGTTGGAGCGTCAGTACCTCCAGCAGTTGTGTTAGCATTAGTTAAACCTGTCATTGTTACATCATTTGCAACTTTAGCACTCCATCCTTCAACTGTATCAGCATTTCTAATTAACATATCTAAGATTTCAAGATCAATTTCCATTGAAATATACTCACTTAAAATAGAAGTTAATTCTGCTTCAGCGTCAATTGAATGATAAGCATTAAGGTCTTGAGCAAACTCAGGAGTCCATTGTGCTTTCAATTTACGTGTTTTAGCAGCAACTGTTTCAGATCTTAACTGAACATCAATCGATGGAATTGTTAAACTTGAGTTTCCTGTTCCTGATGATTGAGCAGTACCATTTTTACCGTCCTCAAAGTCACCTCTATCATTTAAGTTATCTGGTCCTTTTTGGTAAGTTACAGTAACATTACCTAATGTAGTAGCTCCTGCGTCTTGCTCAACAACAAATTCTACTTGTCCACCATTTAATCTTGTAAATTGTGGGTAGAAAGTTGTAAAGTTAGCTGATGATGCAACTGAAAATGCTTTAAGACCTTCTGGGTCAAAATCAACTAAAGATGCTGTTGGGAAAGATAAAGTAACAATTGAACTACCTACCGTTCCAAAAGTTTCAGATGCATCACGTCTACTTGCTGAGAACTCAGTGTCTGCATTTAAAATATCACCAAATGCAGCAGATGCTGTAGTAGCTTTTCCAGCTCCTGCGGCACCACCTACTTGTGCTAATAACGATGAAGTAGTTTCCATTGAGTAGTCATATTTACCTGATCCGTAAAGACCTTGGTTAAGACCACCTTCAGTTCTCTTAAGATCATCTGTAGCACCATAAAGTGATTCACCAACTGTTCTGTTAGCTAAAGTATCACCATATTGGAAATCTAAATAAAAGATTAATCCAGCTGGTAAGTTCATTGGTTGAACCGATACTAAATCTTTAGCAACGATTTCACCAAATACTCTTCTTACTAATGGTAAAGCAACACCCGCCCAAGCTTCAGAATTACCACCGTTAGTGATAGATACACCTGTACCTGTTTGGTTTGATTCATTTACAAGCTGTTTAGCTTGATTTTCTAACAACATAGCCATGTTGTTCTTTTCTGTAGAAGATTCTATTCCCTCTAAAAGTCCTGATTTATCCCATTTACCAGCTAATTTAGCTGATTGCTCGGAAAGAACTTGATAAGGTGAAGCACCTTCTAATAAATTATTTACGTTGTCCATTTTTTGTAAATTTTATTAATTAATATTATACAATTATTCGTTAATTGTAATGTTTGCTAATTTTTGAAAACGTTTCATCATATCATTAGATTCTGAAATTACTTCTTTTTTAGGAGCGGTACTAGTACCAGCTGCTTTAGAAGCCATTCCAATTCCTTCTTTCAATGATTTTGTTCTGTTTTTAAAAGATTCTTTCTTGTTATTAGCAACAGTGAAAGTATCCTTGATTGTTTCATATATTAACTTAGCTTCTTTAACGTTTGTCGCATTGTCTAAAGTTTCAACTACACGTAGTTTTTGTCCTTCATCCAAGTTGTTTGCTTTAAAGATTCTGTTAACATATAATAATTTAGAGTTTAACAAATTAACTTCGTTAAGTTCAGTAGTAATTGCTTCTAAAGCTGCTTTAGTTTCTTCAAGCTCTTTGTCTTTAGCATCTTCTTCCATTCTTTTCGCTGCACCTGCTTGTCCGCCTAATTTTTGCATCATTGCTAATGCTTTAGCTACTTTTGGGTACTTGTTAGCAAATTCTGGATCTTCAGCTGCTGCTTCTAAAGCGCTTAAACCACCTGCTGCTGCAATGATTCCTCCGATTGCTGCTGCTGTTCCAACAACTTCGTTAGTTTCTTCAGCTACTTCGTTAGTTTCTTCAGCTACTTCGTTAACTTCGTCTTCATTATTTTCGTCTAAATTGTTGATTTCTTCTAGAAGAGCATCTAAGTCAAAATTCTCACCTTCGTTTAGACCTTGGTTAATATCGCTAGCATCATGCTTAACTTTTTGTCCCTGGTCTGCTCTATGGTTTGGATAACCTACTGCTTCATCTATGTCTTCATCAGCTTCATTTAAATCTTCATCTGTAGCTTCTTTCATGTCGTCTTTGTCGTCATCTTTTTTAGCTTCATCTAAATCATCTTCTTTAGCTTCATCAACTGTTTCTGTGGCTTCCTCGCCTTCTTCTAATTCTAATTCGTTAAGAATTTCTTCCAAATCTATTTCTTCATCTAGATCAGCTGTTTCTTCTACTTCTTCAGTTTCGTCTACGTTTAATGTTTCATCCATATCTTCGTCTTCATCGTAGTACATTTCGTCAACTTTTTCGTCTTCGTCATATTCTTCGTTTAAATCCTCAGATAGTTTAGCAGAAAGCATAGATTGAAGTTTCGGAGTGAAAGCTTCTTCTAGTGCAGCTTTAGCATTTGCAAGAGCAACTTCACGAACTGCTTTAGCGTCAGCGATAGCCTCTTTTAAAATGTTCTTTGCCATTTTCTCTCGGTTTTTTCTCTTTCGAGTCTCGTTAATAAATTGTACGGGAAATAAGGTTATTAGGAACCTTAATAGGGTTATAAATAGTCAGGGACGGCTTATTGGGAAGCGCGTATGTTTTCCGACATACATATATAAGGGGATGGAAGACCAAAAAAGGCGCCATAGGCGCCTTTAATGAAATATTTGATTAAATATTATTTTTTCATAAAGAATGATGTGATAAGAACTAATACTATTAGTCCAACAAACCCTCCATTACCTAATCCAGTGATTAGAGCTGTAAGATTTGCAATTACATCCATTCCAAATACGGTTCCGCCTGTTAAAACGTACCAAAGAATTGTTACAGGAATGAAAGCCATAAATAATGCTCCTAATCCCCCTAAAAATCCATTTACTAATGAAAATACTTTTTCCATGATAATTTGTTTTTAAGATTAATAATTAAAATTTAAGACCTACTCCTAACATTAAGTTAGTTGTCTTAGCCGTTGCGTCGTAAACCAACTTAGGATCTACAAACACGCCTTTGTGTAACGTAAACATTTTACCTGCACCAACACATAAATTGTCAGTGTTTAAACCTGTTGTTGAAACGTATACAAAATACCCTCTTGTGTAGTATCTTGCATGCAAATCAATAGCCATATCAGCAGTAGAATCAGCTTGTGAAACAGATGCACCTATCATTAGGTTATCCATTATGCCATACCCTACTGTTGGGCTTACGGACCACTCAGTCCATGCTGCATTTGCGATGTCTCCAGTACCAATGTACCAGTCACCTTTTTCCTGTGCGTTTACTCCAAGTGCTAAACCTAGCCCTAAAGTCAAACTTAAAATCAATTTTCTCATAATTTTTGTTTTAGTTAATATTCGTGTTAATTGAAATATAAGGGAAATCAGGAATTGTCCCCCTTAAGTTATATGTACGTATAGTACTTTATATGTTTTTAATCTCTCATAGAGTTTAATTATTTTTAAAACCTTTATTGCTTGTAATACATATGACCAGATTTTGGCCTACCCACATTTTTTCGTGGAGATTTTACAGTTATGAATAATTAATTATTCACGACTAACATTGACAAGTACCCGTGTTATCACAGATAATATCGCGTATAATGTTATTTACGTTTGTATATTTGTATTCTGGTAATTGGATTTTACCCTCTTGTAATTCTTGAATTGCTCTTCCAGCTGGTTTCATAAATGCACCGTGTGTTGATGGAGTTGAAACAAAATCCCAACATAATAATTCAAAGTCATCTTGTACTTCTACAGTATCGCCAGGACCTTCTTGTACTGAACCCATTCCACGAGAACTAATACCAACAGTAATTCCATTTCTGAATAATTCTTTAAGTATATTACCTGCTGGAGTAGATAATATTTCAACTTCGCCATAAACATCGTCACCAACCATTTTAACTTTTGTAACATTGTGTGATACATTTTGTAAATTAATAACTGAAGATTCTGGGTGGTCTAATTCACCTAATGCTCTTCTTTCTTTAACAGGACCATTAACATATTTGTTAATTTCTCTTTCTAAAATTTCTCTTGGATAAATTCTACCATTTTGGTTTTTAGCTTCTGCTCTTTGGATAACACCTTTAACTACTAAAGATTTGTTTTCTTTAATAGACTGCTCTACTAATAATTTATCTACTTTAAATTGTCTATATTCTGTTAATAGCATATTATTTCTTTTTTTTCTTTTTAAAAGCGTTTGGTGTCATATATCCTTCACCTGAACCTGCATTAAATGAAGCACCTGTGCCTGTCATATTTGCTTCATCCATATTTCTTTGCTTTAAAGCTGCCATAATAGCAAATATAGCGTCTTGTTCTGAATATTCATATCTTTTAGCCATTGCTTTAATAAAACTATCTACACTTCTAGATACTTCTGGATTTAATGATTCAGATAAATTTTTGACTAAACGTTGTTTAGCTTGGTTAGCTTGCCATTCGTGTATGTTAAATTTTTTACTCATTGTAGTTTTTTCTTGCGTGTGTTCTAAATTTATTATATAAATCTTTTAATTCTTCTAATATGTTAAATAATACTATATCACTAGGATTAGTATTTACTAGTTTTTGGAAATCCTGAATTTCTGCTTCTAAATCTTTAACCATGTTAGATACAGAAGGGTTTTTAACTACTTTAGAAAATATTTTACCTGTTTCAGGATCTGGTTCTCCAGTAACTAATTTAAAGTCTTTTTCTCTATTTTTAGCTTTATTTCCCCTAGCAGGATTTCTATCTTTTTTTAATTCACTAAAAGTAGATTCCTTAATATTATATATGTCTAAAAGACTAACCATGAATTGTTTTTAACTCGTTTACTAATTCATAATAGTTAAGTAAGTTAATAACATTATCATCATTTACAGATGTTTTTTTACACAATGGTTTAATCATGTTTTTAGTTTCAGTTAATTTTACAGCTACTGCTTTGTCTTCTACCTTTTTAGAATAACTATCAATTGTTTTTTTAACTGTTTTAATTTCTTGGTTGATATAAGATTTAAGAGAAGGACTATTAGTAACGCTGTTAACATATTCTTTTAATAATGTTTTTTGGTTGTCTTGTAACCCACTATATTTGTTATTAAATTTTTCAAGTAAAACTTTGTAAGTAAGTAATCTAGTGTCTGTATCTTGTTTACTATAATTTTCTAAAACTGTATTTTTCTTAATAGTTTTTGGTTTTATAGTAATATGTTCTAAAAGTGTTGTTTTAGATTCTACAATAGATATGGGGGATGCATTAGTATTTTCAAGTAAATTAAAAATAGATGCCATTATTTTGTAATCATTAATTTTAGCTTTAAAGAAATTATTTATATCATAAGTTTCTTTTATTTCTTTAATTAGATTATATTTTTCTCGTCTTAACTGACTTTTATTTAATCTTCCGTGTGCTTCAATTAATGTATTAATTAACATAGTAGCTTTATTATCTTCTTTATATTTTTGGGATGTGAATGTATGGTATATTTTATACTCTTTTAATAGAGCAGAATTACCACTAAAATATTTTTTAATAATTGACAAGGCCCTTGGGTTATTACCAGCTATAGTGTCAGCTGTTAACTGCCTTGTAAGGAGTTCAAATAAAATTCCAGTATTCTTGTACTTAGAATGTTTTACTTTCATTTTTTGTGTATAAATTGCAATTTATCTATATATAAATATAAACTTTTTTCTAAGACTTAATATTTTTCTCAGATAATAGTCCATTTTCATCTTTTTCTTTTAATATTCTTTTTTTATTAAAACGTTTTTGAAGAGATTTTTTAAGTTGTGTTGCTTCAAATGTAGAAACTTTATTACCATCTGATGGTTTTTCTGGTTTAGTTGCTGCTAGTCCTCCTTTACCTAAGGGGTCTCTACTAAAGTTACCTTTATCTGAACCATAATTTTGAGGTTTTTCTACTGGACGTCCTGGTTCTTTTTCATCATACCCTGATGGTACTTGAGCAGGTCCTACTGCTTTATCTCTTTTATTACCATATTGTGAAGCTAAATCATGAGGTGTACCATATGACATACCTGATTCTACAGGATCATTTCCTTCGTTTTCAATTTGTGAAAGTCTAAATTTATGAGTAGCATCCTCAATTTGATTTTCTATCTCATTTTCATATTCATCAGGAGATAAACCATATATGTTTTGCATAACCCAATCTTTTGAAAATAAACCTTTATCCATCATATCTCCAGCAACTGTTGTTTTTGCTGTAAATAATTCTACTTTTTCTTGTTCATATATAATAGATGGTGTAGTTAATTCTAAAGAAAAATCAACTAATTGTTCGTCGGTAAATCCTTGTGAATATAAATGTACTAATGCTATTTTAGTTAATTCTGATTCTACAATTCTTTGAACTCGTTCTACTGTTCTAGCAAATCTAACATCCATACCTGCTAATGTTGATTTTCCTTCTACTCCTTCATCATATCCTAAATATGGTTTAGGTATCTTTAAAGCAGCCATCATTTTAGATTTTAAATATTCAATATCAGTAGTACCATCATAATCTAAACCTTTTGTAGTTTCAATACGAGTTGCATTATCATTACCTCTTACTGGAATGTAAAAGTCTTCAGTAATGTTTTGCATATTATATTTTAAATTATAATCACCTGTGTTTTGGTCTATATAAGGTGTTTTTTTCATTTTATTAACAGTTTCACCCATAAACTGTTCTACTTGTTCTGGTGGAATAGCTCCTACATTAATATAGAAAGTTCTTTTTTCAGGTGCTCTCATAATTCTATGAATTAACATAGCATCCTCCATTAACATTAATTGTTTAAATACTTTACGAGCTGGTTCTAAAAATGCTCTACCATAAGGGAGATAATTAGAATCTGTAAGTAATCTAAAATGAGCAACTTCGTAATTTTCTAATTGATATTGATCTCTTCTAATTGTATTAGTTGCACCACTAGCTAAACCATTTGGATCAAGAGTAAATCTAGTGTAAGATGGATTTTCAGGATCTGTTCCTTCTTCTCTTACTACTTCATACACTGACATTGGTATAACATTATATATACCAAATTTTTCAGATACTTCTAACTTAAGATAAAAATCACCATATTTACACATGTTTCTAATCCATGTAGATAAATTAAATTCTACATTTAAAACATCATAAAATAAATTATGTAATACTTTTCTAATATTTTCATCTGATGAATTAATATTTAATACTTGCCCATACTCATTTCTTGAAGTAGTTTCATCAGACATAATATCTAGTGCAGCTGCAATAATTGGGTCATGATCCATAGCTTCATAATCACTATAAAGCTGTAGTCGCATTGACTGGTAATTAAGTGTTGGATTATATTGTAATGATGACCCCACAGGTTTATGTAAACGTGTAAATCTATCATATAATGAATTAGTGGCTAGGTTTCCATATTTTTGGATCCTAGCAGTGTCCATTACTTTTAATTTTTTTCCTCCTATGTTTCTAATGATTACATCACTTGAAAATAAACGTTGTAATCTTGAAAATAAACTAGTATCTGCCATTCTTTTTTGTTTGTTATAAATATATTAAAGGAGCCAAGTCAAATCTTGTTGGCCTTTATCTCCTAAATCTTGAGACCATCCTGCTTGTTGTTTGTTTACTCCACCAGTAGTATAAATACCAGGAGTACTTTTTCCTAAGTTTTTTAATGTAGCTCTTGTTAAGTCAATTCCTTGTTGAGCAAATTTTAATGCTGTGTCCCTTACATAACATCCTGTTGCTAAGGACATAACTAAGTCATCATTGTATCCTGTTTGAGCTTCTGCTCTTCCATTTTTCCAAATAAAAGTACGAAGTTCTTCCATTGTTCTTTGTCCCTGAATTGTTACTGATTTTTCTCTCATATAAGCATCTAACTTACCTATAGTTAAAGGTCTTGTTTTCATACTCATTGTAAAGCCAGGGACCATTTTTGATGTGTCAGTTATATCATATCCTTTAGCTAAAAATGCTTCAGCATTTGTTGCTGCGTCACCTTTTGGTGAATAATATAAGTTTTGGTAACCTTTATCGATTACTACTTGAATTGTATTCCATCCTATATTTGCGTTTTCAATTACTAGTAATGCATTATTATATTCAGTTGCAACTGCTACTAACATATGTCCAAATTCTTTAGTACCAATTTGACTTTTAAATTCACCAATTTGTTTAGCTTCTTCAATATCAATAATATGAAAAGCAGAATAATCTTTACTATCACCTCTAGCTACATCAGCTACAATTAAATATTTTCTTGTATAATCAGGATATTCCCAAATATGCAAACTTCCATCTATACCTCTTTTTTCTACAGGTTCACATATAAATGTTTTTTCATAATAAG